CTACTGGCTTCTCAACCACTGGGTTGATCTTAAGTACGACTTGTTAGGAGATTATAGTATTCAATATATTCCAGAGTTGTACGCTATCTTGAAGGCAAAAGCCTTATCTCTCCCAAGAGATGCCATGCTGCGCAATCAATTAAAGCAAGCGGCTGTCCAAATTCTCAAGCAAAAGGACATTAACTTCATGCGGGTAGAAAACGCCATATATGGTTCCATCACGCTGGCAATGATACCGGCTGAGGATGAGGTAACAGGCATCGACCTTGAACGAGAAGGTGCATCTACTGCACGTCAGGCTCTCGTGACGGGGGAAGAAGAGAAACTCACCCATTGGAGGCGGGTGGCACGATTAATTGTATTTGCATTGACGCTAATGTTGTTACCACGACTGGTGAGGATTTTAAAATTCATTGCGAAGCTGTGCAAGAATGCGATCATCGCAGGAAGATGTGTAGGATCTTCAGTCCTAATATCTCCCTACCTCCAATTTATGCAGATCATGGCTGCACTGCGAATGAGTTTAGGTCACTAACTCATCGCCATCTCGTCAAAACTTTGCCAACATCACCAAAGATCTTGGACCTATGCTACAATGCTGTTAGGGAATTGCTGATTTTATGTACCAATGTAACTAAGTATACCAATCAGGAATTGATATCTTCTCGACCACCAAGAATGCGTCGGAGATATACCAAGGCCTTGCAGTTGGAATATAAACCTATTCATTCAACTGTGAACATGTTTATAAAGTTTGAGAAGAAAGAGAAGCATGACGGAGATCCTCGGGGCATACAATATAGGGCCACACCTTACACAGCGAGATTGGCCAAGTATATTGTACCTCTAGAGAAATCTCTGTATAGAAAACACTACGCTGTAAATCATGGGTTTCGGTGCATGGCTAAGGGCATGAATGCACTAGATCGTGGTGAGGAGCTGTGGAGTATGTTTTGCCATTACGATGGTCCATACATCTACCTCATCGATCATTCAAGATTTGACAGTAGAGTCAACAGAGACTTGCTGCAGGTTGAACATTGGTTTTACCTGCAAGTTTTCCCTGATAGGTGGCTCAAGTATTTGCTTCAACAGCAGGTCAAGAATAGGGGTAGAACCAGGAATGGGCTCCGCTACTCTTGCATAGCGAGGCGAATGTCTGGGGACGCTAACACGGC